AAAAGAGGTAACACTTATGAGTCTGTAATGAGATTCAATGGAGGAACTGGTGCTACTTTCGCCGGAGACTTTTCAGTATCTTTTTGGTATTGGACGAGGAACGTCGGTGGGTTAGGTGAATATGCCGGAGCAATCGCAATGGGTGATGGAGCTGGGATTAATGACTATGATCAGCTCGGTCTTATGTGGTATAAAAGCTCTTCTCAGTTTTATTATAAGACATACATTGGTGGAACAGGCACTAACCGCACTAGCTTTGGACATGCTATACTGAATCAATGGGTTTACGTCTGTATGCAGAGATCTGGTAGTACAGTAACATGGCACGCTAATGGTAGGCTAATAGCAACATCAACAAACAGTGATACTTTGAACTGTAATAATGTTGCTTTAGGTTCGCATGGTGGTAGTTCACAATACAATTATAATAATAGTCTGATTTATATTTGTGATCTTTACATATTAAAAGGATCAACTCTTGCGAGTACTGCACCGCCAACAGAACTTAGAACAACAGGTAGTGCAACTCATCATTTAAAAGGAGACGATATAGCATATTATGACGCGTCAGTTGGTAAGGGATACTTTTATAGTCCGGATTATAATATGGCTTATAGCGGTACTGGAGCTGGACAAATACAAGTACTAAATGACAGTCCTACAGGTTTTAGTAAATATCACTCGATTGATTTTCCTGGAATTGGTGGTGGAAATTTGAATACTAACAGCGGTGTTCTTAAAGGAGCACGTGGTGCTAATGGGTACTCTACTGCCGGCATAGGTGATTCGTGGAGTGGTCCTGCCGAAAGAAAAGGAGCTCTAACTACGTCTTTTTGGTTCAAAGCGGGAGACGTAAGCGGAACTCAATATCTTTATTATAACGGAGAACATGATAATGACTGGCTAGATAATGGATTGATCATATATCTAAGTAATAATACACTGCGTCTTGAGGTTTATAGTGAGGACACCTCTTTGGATGGACAGATAAGCAAAACTGGAATATCTGCCGATACATGGTATCATGTAGCAGCCACAGTAGGAAATTTAGGTAGTGTTACTTTTCACGTTAATGGAACTTTAGAAGGCCGATTCAATATGACAAGACTTCTAGCGGCTGGTGATTATCCTAATAAAAATGGAAATGTATACATAGGCGCTACTGGTAAAAGCTCACCAGATAGTTTTTATAATGGCCAAATTGCTGATATTAGTTCCACCGGAAAAGCTCAGTATCCACAGGACATAAATCCAACAGTGCTTACAAAAACAAACTCATCGTCTCACGAGACGGTTACAGCATCTAACGTTAAACTGCTAGCTGCTAATGGAGCTTCTGTAACTACAGAAGGAACAGGCGATGGGACTCATACTATTTCTGCAATAGGTAGTCCAACAATATCTAATTTTGGTCCTAGAGGAGCACCAGGTTCTTGGAAGTCAATATACTTTGATGGAACTAACGATGGACTTAGTGTATCAGCACATGCTGATTGGCAAATGGGTTCAAGTGATGACTTTTGTATAGAAATGTGGTATTGGGCTGAAGAATGGCAGAGTGCAAATACTTCTTTCTTTAATGTAGGAAATAGTTACGGTTCTGGTGACTTTCAACTCTATAGAAGAGGTGCAGATGATCAGATTAAAGTGTGGAATGGTTCTAGTAATATTCTCAATACACCTACAGGAGCTGCTGATCTGATTGATGATTATTGGCCAGCTATACACAGTTGGAATCATATTGCACTTACGAGAAAAAGTGGAAAGGTTTTATTATGGTATAACGGCTCTCCTTCACAAGTAGGAGACGTAACAGGCAATACAGATACTCTTAATGGTGGAACAGGAAATGTATTGTACATTGGTCAGGCTATTAATAATGCTGAAAGATTTAAAGGCTATATATCGCAGTTTAGATGGGTTAAAGGCGATTGTGTGTATGAAGAAAATTTCACTGTACCTGGAGAATCATTATACTACTAAGATAACATTTTTGTAACACCGTTAAATTTTTTTTATAAAATCAATGATTTAATGGTTTACAAATGCTGCGTTTTTATATATAATATTACTAAGAAATAATAATCACTAAATAGAGAAGGGACACGCGATGCAAACAGCGTTTGTTGACACAAGAAAGCTTTTGTCCGAAGCTAAGTTTTATGATGGCTATTCAAGATTTAACGATGAAATAGAAAGATATGAGACTTGGGATGAAGCAGTAGACAGAGTAATGAGTATGCACGAAGGGTTTTACTCATCCAAAATGAACAAAATAACAGAATATATAGAAGAAGCAAGAGATGCATACAAGCAACAATACGTGTTAGGTGCACAAAGAGCTCTACAATTTGGTGGAGAGCAAATATTAAAACATCAGATGAGAATGTATAACTGTACGTCGTCTTATGCTGATAGACCAGAATTTTTTGGAGAAGTATTTTATATTCTTCTTTGCGGTGCAGGCGCTGGATTCTCAGTACAAAAACATCACGTTAAGAAATTACCGAAAGTACAGCAAAGAACTAAACAACCAAAGACACACGTAGTAGATGATTCAATAGAAGGTTGGGCTACTGCTGTTGATGTCTTGTTGTCATCTTATTTTGTAAACGGCGGTAAGCATCCAGAATTTGCTGGCCGTAGAGTGTACTTTGATCTTTCACAGATAAGACCAAAGGGTGCAAAAATATCTGGTGGATTTAAAGCGCCAGGACCAGATGGACTAAGACTTGCATTAGATAAAATTGAGCACTTACTACAAGCAACAATAATTGACTCAAAAGATCAAAAGAAGTTACGTCCTATTCAGGTATATGATATTGTAATGTATACGGCAGATGCTGTATTAAGTGGTGGTGTTCGTAGATCTGCTACTATCTGCCTGTTCTCGCCAGATGATGAAGAAATGATGAGTGCAAAGACCGGTAACTGGTTTATGGATAATCCACAAAGAGGAAGATCAAATAACTCTGCAGTTATAGTAAGAAATGAATCTTCACCAGAAGAGTTTAATAAACTAATGCAAAGTGTTAAAGAATTTGGTGAGCCAGGATTTGTGTTTGTAAATTCAAAAGAGCATACTACTAATCCTTGTGTTGAGATCGGAATGTTTCCACAGATCAAAGGAAAGTCTGGTTGGCAAGGATGTAACTTAACAGAAATAAACGGTGGGAAATGTACATCAAAAGAAGAGTTCTTTAAAGCATGTAGAGCAGCTTCTATCTTAGGAACTTTACAAGCTGGATATACAGAATTTAAATTCTTAGGTGAAACAAGTAAAAAGATCTTTGATAGAGAAGCACTTATAGGAGCATCTATTACAGGTTGGATGAACAACCCTGATGTCTTATTTGACGCTGAAGTATTAGAAGAAGGAGCTCAAATTGTTAAGGAAGTTAATAGAGAAGTTGCGGAAGCAATTGGAATCAATCCTGCAGCCAGAACCACGTGTGTGAAACCTTCTGGAAACGCATCGGTGTTATTACAAACAGGATCAGGCATTCATGCAGAGCATTCAGAAATGTACATTCGAAACGTACAAATGACTAAAGATTCAGAAGTAACAGCTGCTATTCAAAAATCAAACCCATTCATGGTAGAAGATTCTGTATGGTCAGCAACTGGATCAGATGTAGTCGTATCATTTCCAATATTACCAAAAAAAGGTTCTATATTTAAAGATGATCTATTAGGTGTTAATCATTTGGAAAAAGTAAAGCTTGCTCAGAAACATTGGGTTGAAGCTGGAACTAATATAGAACTTTGCGCAGATGAAGGAGTGAGACATAACGTGTCCAATACTATCATTGTAGATGACTGGGATAAAGTAGAAAAATATGTCTTTGAAAACAGACATTCTTTTGCTGGAATATCTTTTCTTCCTCCGACAGGAGATAAAGACTACAACCAAGCGCCGAACACAGCAGTCATTTCTGCAAAAGAAATGGTCAAAAAGTATGATACTGCTGCAATATTCGCGTCAGGACTAGTAGTAGATGGACTTGACGCTTTTCCAAATCTATGGCAGGCTTGTGCTACTGCCCAAGGAATGGGTGATGATCTTTCCCTTGAAACATCAGATAATGCTATGAAAAAGGACTGGGTCCGTAGATTTAATTCTTTTGCAGAAAACTATCTAGGCGGAGATGTTAAACAGGCTGAGTACTGTCTTAAAGATTCTTATCTATTGCATAAATGGAACAAGATCAATAAGAACTTTAATACCATTACTTGGGAAGATGATCTAACTGAAAAGAAATATACTGAAGTTGATACTCTGGGTGCAGCCGCTTGTGCAGGCGGAGAATGCGAAATTGATTTTTGATGTCAAAGTTGAAAGTATATTATATCGAGTGTGAGTACTGTGAATGCGAAGCTCAAATAACTTCACAGTACGAACCTCAGTATTGCCCTAATTGTGCAAATGATATCGTTCCGGACCATGTAAAGGATCTTGACGAAGAAGATTAATATATAATATTATGAATGAACTGCCGCGATATAAGTTTTCACGTGAATATGAATATTTCGATCATAATAAAGAAACCTACAGAAAAACATCATTTTCAATTTTAAAGCATAATGTTTATACTTCATCTGATGAAGCTTTGAGACATGCTGATAGACTTCAAAAATTAAAAGAAGACGATTTTAAATACGATGGAAAAATTAATGTTCCGTATTTTGAATTTAAAGTTGAAGATAACGTGTTAATATATCAAAGTGAATTCGTTAAAGGAGTTGCTCCGACTAATAATGATATGAAACATGTATATGATAAATTAGTTTTTAGGCCAGGTGCTTATACCTTTTTAGATTATACTCCAGCAAACTTTATAGTTGATAAATACGGAATACATGTAGTAGATCTTGACAGTTATGGATCACATAACTTTGAAAAAAGAATAAAAAGATGGAACGAAACAATAAAGAAATATAAGATTAATATATAATATTATGTGGTATTATGAAGACAAGATATTTGATCCTGAAAAGTATTCATATCAAAACTGTGCTGGATTTGTATATGTCATTACAGATCTATCAAACCAAAAGAAATATATAGGTAAGAAACTATTTTGGAAGATTCATAAACTTAAACCTTTAAAAGGAAAAGTTAATAAAAGACACTCTAAAAGAGATTCTGATTGGAGAGATTACTTTGGTTCAAACGAAGAAGTAAAATTATTAGTAGAACAAAACGGTGAACAAAGATTTAAAAGAGAGATAATTAGATTATGTAAGACTAAAGGTGAGATGACATATTTTGAGATGAAAGAACAAATTGACAAAAGAGTTCTATTTGATGATAAATATTATAACGAGTTTATCGGTGGAAAAATACATTCAAAACATGTTAAAGGAATAGAAAATGCATGAATATAAAGCAAAAGTGGTAAAAGTAGTTGACGGAGATACTATTGACGTTGACTTAGATCTTGGTTTTGGTATATGGTTAAGAAACGAAAGAGTAAGACTATATGGAATAGATACACCAGAATCCAGAACAAGTGATAAGGAAGAAAAGGTATATGGAAAAGCAGCTTCAGCTTTCTTAAAGAAATGGATAACTGCTGGTGGTGTAAAGATCAAGACACATAAAGATGCGAAAGGTAAGTTCGGTAGAATCCTTGGTGAAGTCTGGTGTTTTGATACAAACGTAAATCAAAAGATGATTGAGGAGCATCATGCTGTAGAATATCATGGGCAGTCAAAGGAAGAGATTGCAGAGCAACATTTAGAAAATAGAAAGAAGGTGATATTAGAATGAATTATTGGTTAATGGTGGTTATTTTTTCAGGTGTTTATGCAGATGGAACACAAGAAGCTTATGTGTTTAAAGATCCTCATTTTCATTCGGTAAATGAATGTATAAATGCGGCTAACGATCCTAAAGAAATACCAAAATATGCTAAAAAACTTGTCACGGAATACGGTAAAATGATGCAGATTCAAAAGGTCGTATGCGCTAGTCAAGATGAAGTAATTAAAACATTCGGTTCTAAATATGCGATCGGTGAACCTGCGTAAACTACGTGAAATATTCAATGTCGATAATATTATCGACTTACTCGTCGATTTATTTCTATTATTATTTGATGTTATTACTTCGCCTGTCTTAATAATTATGAGATTAGTAAGATGGACTATAGGAAAATTCTTCTTAGACGGATTAAAAAATAAAATCAAAAATTTAGTTCATTGGTTAAAAAATAAACCAACATGGATTAAATTACTAGTTATACCATTATTGTTAATCATAACAGCATACATACTTGTTTTTATGTGGATTATAGGTCAAGCCTTTGGTGAATTTATTATGGAAGAATGGGGCAATGAAAAATAATTGTTTACATTTTATTAAATTTGTGTTATAATATATTATTATTAAAGGAGTTACTATGGAATTTTTTCTAGGTTTTATTATTGGTGCAGCTATCGTGTACGTTTTGTGGTATATTAGAGATAAATTGAGTAAATTACCATGATTTTAATTGATTATAATGCAGTGGCTATAGGCAATCTTGTAGTCCAAAGATTAGATGTTGAAGAAAATTTATTAAGACATATGATCTTAAACTCTATACGAATGTATAGACAAAAGTTTCAAAATGAATATGGTGAAGTCGTAGTAGTTGCTGATGGTGCTGGTAACTGGAGGCGCGATGTATTTCCTCAGTACAAATATAAAAGAAGAAAGAATCGTGAAGAATCAAAGATTGATTGGAACGAAGCTTTTAGAATTATTAATATGGTGAGAGATGAGATAAGAGATCACTTTCCATATAAAGTTATGCATCAACCAAAGTGTGAAGCAGATGACGTTATCGCTAAGCTTGCTTTAGAAACTCAAGAGTTTGGTAAGCATGAACCAGTTATGATAA